CTAGATAATTTGTATTCAACGCTTGCTGATTTGGAGCAGGCGTTGGAGTACCATTAAATGTAACTGCCATAATTTTGTTTTTTAATTTTTAAATTTGTTGTTTTTAATTTTAAACTTGTAATTCGAAGAGTTATCGCCTAACACTTTAAACTTAGTACCACCTGCATCAATTTTCCCATGAGCTTGCCTTGGGTTCATGTCTACGTTCTTGGCTTTAGCAAGGCTATCTTTCATAGCGTCTGCTTTTCCTTGTTCATAAAAGTGCTTTGCAACTGCGTCTGAATTAGCTGCTGTAAATAACGCTTTGTGATAGTGTTTGTCCCCAAAATAATTGTCTTCACTAGCAAACTTTGCCATAAAGGTATCAATATTGCTCTGCTCGGTTTTTACTCTATCAGCATCACTCACGTTAAACCTATAACTTTTCTCTCCAACACTATATTCAAAACCTTTGAATTTGTTGTTAAAAACTTGTTCAGTTTTCTTGGTGAACCTGTTATTGTGGTCTTTAAGTGCTACTTCGTTCTCTTCTGACTGCTTGTTGTATCTATTAAAAAAATCCATTGCTTTCTGAGCTTCGTCTGGAAGCTTAGAACCCATTTTGATTTCTTCATAGTACTTAGACTTTTGCCCGTCTAGGTGGCTTTTAGCACTGGCAACTTGCTCTTTAAGCGCTAATTTTTTTCTTCTTATATCTCTATCTTCGTCTATGTCTTCGTCGAAAGAGAATTGATCTTCCATAAGGAAGTTAATTTCTTCATTATCTAAATGAGGTTTTGTTTGCGTGTAAAACTCTTTTAATAAACTGTTGTCATCTAGCTTGCTGTAGTCTTGATTAAGCTTTACGTAGTCGTTTATATCACCACCCGTCTCACTCATAAAATCAACTAACTTCTGCACGTTATCTGGTAAAGGTTTTCCAGTAGCTTGAGCTTCTGCTATAGCTTCTTCAACCTGCCCTTCAACCTCTTCAACTTCTTCTTCAGTAATTTCTTCTAATATTGAAGCTTCTTGTGTTTCGGTTTCCGAGTGTACTTCTTCTTGTTCTTGTGTGGGCTCGGCATTCTCAGCGCTTGCAACCACTCCGCTGTCGTCAGCGTTACTTTCTTTAACTTCATTTTCTTCTTTTGGCATTGGGGGTTTGTTTAAATCTACCTTTAAAACACTGTCGTCTCCAGCAGATTCAAATTTACTTTCATCAACCGTTGCTACGGTTTGATCTTGCGTAATCTCTTCGACTACTTTTTCATTTTCTTCTTCCATAATATAATATAATATAAATTAATAATTCTAGCTAGGGTCAAAACTACCTAAATCAAATCCACCACCTAGTATATCATTACCTGCGGATTCAAAGTTTTTAGGTGGTTTTCCACCATTTCTTTGTTCAATCATCTCGCTTTGTTGAGTTGCTTGAATTTTTGTTCTTTCATCTTTACGATCTTCTTTTTCTTTTTCTCTGCTTTTCACACCATCAACCTCTGCTCCCTTTAACTGCATGTTATATTGGAACTCTAATCCCATTAATTCTTTTTTAAGTTCAGCCTCTTGTGTTAGGGTTTTAATAGCTATATCAGCCTTCATTTGCTCTAACTGAGCTTGGTTTTGAGTTATAGCTTGGTTCTTTTGAACGTCCATCTGAGCGGCTGATTGTGCGGCTTGCTCGTTTAACTTGGATTGCATTTTCATGTTTTTTTCTTGTACTGCTTGGTCTTGTGCTAGTTTTTTCTTTCTGCGTATTTTTAACAACTGATTAGCCAACTTTACATTTTTAATGTCTCGAAGATCAATAGCATCTGCAAGTTCAATGACTTGTTGTTGAAGAGCCATTTGAATATTGTTTTCTAATATAGCTCTTTCTTCTTCATCCGGCATTAACTCTATAAATATTCCAAAATCATAAAGGTGTAATTCAGACATCTCTTCTAACGTAGCAACGTTGTGCGCTCCAATGGCTTGTATAAATGCGTCTTTTGTTGGAGAGTATTCTATTATATCAGATATTCTTAATGACAAACACTCTGCTGTTTCAGCGGTTAGAAATAATCCCGCCTGAAGTATGTGTCTTGTAGCTGTGTTAGAATTAGCTGCGGCCATTTTTTGTATACCTACTAAAGCATTTTTATCTGGCATACCACCGTCTCTAGCCTCGTTGAGCCCAGTTACATCTCTTATCATCTGCAAATAGTAATTGTAATTACCTACAAGCGCTTGTAATTTATTACCTCCAGACCCACTGGTTATTTCTTGAATAGGTATTTTACCTGGATTCATGTCACCATCAGAAGTAAAACTCCTACCTATAACAGAACCTGTTTGGAAGTACATGTTTAAAGCTTCTTGTGGGTTATAATTAGTTCCATTACCTAAATCTATCTCAGCTAAACCATCGGCATCTAAATACACGCCATCAGGAACCATCCTAGCCATTACCTGTTGAAGCTTGAGGTGAGTTAGCTGTATCATATCAGCAAAACCAGTTATTCTTTTAACCAATGAATCTATTCTACCCTCGTACATTCTAGGAGCGACAATAGAGTAGTTCATTTTTACTTTTGTGAAATCGCTCTTAGGACGCATCATGTTTTTAGACATCTCCCACTTTAGTAGTTCTTCTGAACCTATAATTTTAGCGCCCTCATACAAACACTCTATTGATCTTAGTATTCTAGTGTACCCGCCTTCTTTATCTTTTGGAGGATTAAAGGTATCATTTTTTGGTATAATTTTATCTGCACCACTTGCGGTTTCTTTTACTTTGTAAACCTCGTTCATGTAGGTTTTGTAGTTGAAGTATAATACTTGAACCGTATTATTATCTTCTTTTTCGTAGTTGTTGCGTGAGTTATAAGAAGACTTGTTAACCGACTTATTTTTTGCTATATCGTCTAGTTTTTCTCCTGTTAAGTGGGGGAATTGTTTTGCTAATTCATTAATTGGAATAGTCTTAACTTCACCAACATAATATAAGTCGTCAAAATAAGGTGAGTCAGTATAAGAGTAAACTAAGTTTGCTGGATCAACATAATCAATAGTTGCGCCTTCGGATGTATTAAACCCTGTCTTTACAGCTCCAATACCAAGCACTGTTAGGTCGTAGTAAAAACGCTTTTTAATTAACTCATATTTATTGCCTTCCATTAAAACATTTAAAGCTTGTTCTTCAGCCAACTCAGCCGCTTGCTTGTAAGTCAATTGCATGTGCAACTCTAACTCCTCTTCTGTTTCTGGTAAAGTTTTTTCATCATTTTCGTACAGATTCATTTGAAAAGCCTTCATAGCAAAATCATTAAACTCTTTTGTTCTCATATCGTTTAATATAGACTCCATATACTGCGTGCGCTTTGCTATGCCGTATGGGTCTTGAGAATAAGCCTTTATGTCATAAGTTCTTTCAGCGATACCATTTACTACAATATCCACAAACTTAGAAATAATTGGAACAGGCTTCCAGTCTAAATTTAAATAGGACAAATCACCGTTTATAGATAACTCATCCTTATATTTTTGAACAGATTGCTCGCCTCGAGCGTATAATCTTAAATTGTGAAAATCTTTTTTATTAGATTTATACCTATTAATGCTTGTGCTATCATTTAACCACTCTTGTTCTATAGCCTTACCTACCTTTAGCCCATAGTCGTAGCTTAGCTTTTCAGCATCACTAACTGTTTGACTTGGGAAATAACTTTTCATGCCAGACTCTGCCATATTTATTGCTTAATTATTTGTGAATTGTTTCCTGTATTTGTGTATTTAGAAACGTTTATATTTAATTTAGGCTTTTCAACCTTTGCACTTGGCCTATACAAATGCCTGTTGTTAGCCATAACAGCTAAACCAGAGCTTATTGACGCATCATGCTTTGTTCTTTTGTTTATGTCAAATCTACTCCAATCGTTTAGAAGTTCGTTAAAATAACAATCTCCATGAGTACCATCTTGCTTAACACCTACGTGATCTTGAATATACATCTCAATAGCAGCGGCGTGGGCTTGTTTTATATCTTCACTTGAATTAGGTATTCCACCAACTTCTTTTTCCGCTACAGATAATTTGTTCCATATCTTATCAGGTCTATTCATGCTAAATGCTCTATATCCTCTTCGCCTTAAATAATACAACAAACGTGGTTTGTTATTCTCTGCTAAAATTGGCATACCATAAAACACTAAAGCCATCAAAACATCTTCAAAAAACATCTCAGCCGTTGGTGGTCTAGATAAGTATTCTAAAAAAAAACTGTTTGCCGGAGCGTCTTCCATTGAAAATCTAGTTAAACCATGCAAAGCTCCTTTAGATCCAACTCCATCTACTGTTCCTGATATATCATATGAATCACACCCAAAAGCTCCCATGTGTTCGTTTCCTGGATGTTTAACGCCATTTTTTAATACAACGTTATTTTGCAGTTGTTGAGGTGGAACCCAACTAACCTTAAATCTACCTTTTTGATCTGGATAAAATATTACCTGCGAATCTTTAATTCCATTAACCCACTGAAAGTTACCCTGAGTAATGCCTAGTGTTCTTGACATCTCCTCATTATAATCTATTTGCTCATATATTTTAACTAAATTAAATATACTTCCTTTGGTTTCGTCTCTAAACGCATGCTCTGTAGTTCTTGGAAACTGACGGTAGAATTCGTTCAAACCATCTGAATCATCTTTTAAACCATCTACTTCATTTTGCCAGTTATCTATTACACCTACATCTATTAATTCACCACTTGGGTCGAACCGATCGACATCAGGAGTAGTGAAAACTGGAACTCCGTACTCATCAATAAATCCTTCGTAGTTCCATTCCATTGGGATAAACAAAGAGTATAAACCAGACTTTGTCTGGCCATTTCTGTTTCTTTTTGTAACGTCTGAAGCATTGTATAGTTTTTTAAAGTTTTCGCCTCCTTTATCTAAAGCGTTGGAAGTTGATCCCATCATGCATTTACCAATAATTCTTGATCCTAATCTTAAACAAGTTTTAGTAACTCTCCAGTTGTTTAATATGTTTTCAGGTCTTTCCCACTTACCAGCTTCATCATGTACTAGGAGAGCTAGTTTTTCACCATCATAACTATTGTCTCCTGTATTTTTCCAGTCAATAGTTGTATCTAATCCTTCTAAGTCTTCAAGCTTTTCGTTTGCCGTTATTTTTTTTCTAGTAAACCTAGTAGAAGGAACTCTGTATGCTAACTCTGTTTTTGGCCGATCCATACCATCTTGAATTGGTTTAAAGAAAAACGGATAGTTTATACTAATTGGTACTATTTTATCAGTAAACATCTTCTTTGCATCCGCACCTGTTTTGGATAACACCCCAAATCTACTATCACCGGCAAGCGTGGCTAAGTTAACAGTTTCTGCCGAGGACATGAAAGAAAAGCCAGATCTTCTATTCTTAAGGTAGCACATACCATAGCATCTCTTATCAGCTTTGCAGGCTTCCCAAAATATAAAGAACAATCTGTTTGCTTCTCTAAAGTCTGGTGCCCCAACATCAATCTTACTCCACTGCAAGTACATGTACTGAGTACCTGGCATCCAAGTTGGCTTGCCGTTATTCGCAAACCAAAACCCCTCTTCTCTTCTTCTAAATTCTTCGTCTATATAATCGTACCATTGTTCTTTTTGATCATCTGGATAAGCTCGCCAATCAAAGATGTTCTTTAAGCGCTCCAATTCTTTTGGCTGCTCAAACTTAACCCATTTATCTTTCGGGTTGCTATGCACGTTCTTAGGCACCTTAGGCAAAGCGATGATTAGATCTTGTATCTGTATGATCTCTCCTATCTGACCATTGCGAGAAAGGACTATTATGTCTTGCTCTTTATTGTAGCCGTACTTCCACTTCTTACCCTTGTTCATTCTGGATATAGTAGTAAGCTTTATTGGCTCAACTGTTTTAACTAAACTTTGCTTGTACATTACTTAGATCTACCTTCTGCGAATCCTTTAAAAGTTTTTTCCTTTGTCTCTTCAGGTGTTTTACCCTCAAGCAAGTCTTCTTCTTCCTGAATTCTATTAAGTATCTCAAATGCGTCAAATATAGCTAGTTTTTTAGTTGCCGCCGCATTTTTAAGCTTATCGGCTGTTAAATCATCGTCTGAATCTACAATAGCTTCTTTAGCTACTTTTATCAATTCCTCCACTGCTTTGTGCCCAGCTTGGATTATACTCCTCTTCGTTTCCTTGATGTTCATATTTGATTGTAATAAAATTAGATTTAACTCGATATAGTCTTTCGCCATCAACGATAAACTCGTATTCACTACTTGGTCTAAAACCAACTAGATCGTTTACTTCTACTGTACCATCAGAGTATTTGACAATACCCTGTAAAGGTTTTTCAGATTCAATGTTAAATTGATCCACTGCTTTTAACGGCATTACAAAACAATATCCTTTAGGGCAAATCCACTTTTTATCTCTTTTGTATAAAAAGATTTGATCTTCACCTATAAAATAAGTTGATTCGTTAAAATAGCTTCTACTATTCTTTTCAACCCCTTTTATGTTATACCATCTTCTAAAAACATTGTGGTGTATTAAAACAGTGTCACCCCTCATTATTTCAGCGTGTCCTAGTATTGGTGTAGATACTACAGTTGCCTCTCTATTGACATACTGATGATTGTAAATTTCAGTATTTAAGATTAGCTCCCCGCCATCTAATTTCTTAGTATTATTATATCTACCTCCTTTTGGCGATACCACAAAATCACGAATACTTTTCATTAGTACTGCAGGTTATACTCTACTGATACCGCCATATTCTTGTTAAAATCTTTCCAAGGCAAAACATCTTTACCTTTTTTAATGTAAACAGAGAATTTGTTTTCTTCCTCTATAATGTCGCAGATAGTATGACCACCATACACTTCTTGCCCTACGGCATAGTGCATGGCGTCATTCTTATAGTCTTTACCAATACTAATCTTTCTTATCAGCTTCGCCATCTTTTTTTGGATAGTTTATAATTCCATCTTGAATTCCAACGTCAAAAGTGCCATACTCCTTTTCAAACTCTGCTTGTAGCACTATTAATTCGTCTCTAAGCCCAGCGATACCATGCATCATCTCATGTTTTTTAATCTCTAAAGATCCAATTTCTAATTGACCTCTATTAATACCGTTGACTGTATCTTGAACTCTCTTTAATTGATCTTCGGTGATTTTTTCAGGTTTAATGCTTTTAAGCTCTTTAATTTTTGAATTTGTACCTTTTGTTTTTGTTGTTGCCATTTTAAATTTAATTTAAGTTAATTGTTTTGTTATGTTCTTGCCACTCCGTGTTTTGATAGTAGGTGGTCTACTATTCTATTTCTACTTTCAGCTGATACAGTCCCTTCTATCATACCGATGTCATATATTTTTCCATCAAAAAAAAGATCGTTTTCGTTTCTAGTTCCTAGGTGTTCTAAATCAAACAAGGCTGCGTTTGTTGCACTAGCATCAATCTCAAATCCATTTTTATAAACTTTTATCGTACCAGTACTTCCATTTGTTCTTTGAACCATAAATAAGTGCTTCTCACTGTTAGGTGTTTGTACACTGGCAATACTGTTAATTTGTATTGCTGTTGTTCCACCACCAGTTCTAAATTTATGGGTGTTTTGACTTGCATATTCTAAGCACTCACTACCAGAATCAGACAAATAAGCAGATCCCGCGACATCCCTTAAATTAGCTACTATAAAAGATAAGAAATCATTATTTGCTTCTATTCTAAATTTAGTAAAATCCATATAGTCAGCATTATCATCATTAGCATCGTGGAAAAAGTCTAAACTACCATCAGCAGCTAATAAAGGCTCATTTTCATCAGTGGTTTGAGCAGCGTTGTTTGCGTTAGCACTTTGATCAGCCCAACCACTAACGTTTGTAGTTGTAGATGTGCTATCGTCTTCTTGGGTTGTAGTTATGCTCTCGCTTGTTATACCTTCTTTGTGCCTATAGTATATTTGCAGACTTGAGCCAAGATTTAACGTGCTACCGTGAGGTATGCCACCATGAGTTTTATGTCTTTGTCTTCCTCTGTGTATCATATATTATTATTTATTACCAAGCTGCGCTAGCTGTTTCCGTCTCTACATATTGCAAGTTTACACCTAGTAACTCAGCAGCATCAGCGTAATCATCAGCGCCTGCAGCTACTTTTCTAAATACTCTTACAAATACTAATTTTCCTTCTGCTGGCGTGCCAGCTATCGTTATTGCTGGAGTTGTAGCACTAATATGCAAATCATCCACAGTGTTTAAACTAACATCTTCTATTACTTGCTCTGTACCCCAAACTCCACTAGCGCCAGTTAAAGCGTCTGAATCTGTAGCTGCATAAGCCTTTATACCCCAAACAACACTAACACTAGCTTCAGCGTCTGCTGGTTTCCAGTAAAATTTAGCTTTAATAGTTCCATTGTTATATTGTTCTGGCATAACCATTTTAAAGTCAGCATATTGTTCTGTAGATGTTGAAAATGATAAGAAATCTAAAGTAGTAAAATTAGTGGCATGCATTTCCTCTGTATTAGCAATTGCCCCGTTTGTCACTGCTGGCACCATCCCACCAGCATCAATATACATTGTTCTATAGTTCCTGCCAGTAACAGCTCCGGTTGATTTAACAGCCCCAGTTACGTTTGTAGCGGCTTCTAATTCTATTCTAGTTGCAGCGTCTAAAGTTATAACTAACCCATCAACATCCACATCACCATCTGCAGTTATACGCGTGTGTCCACTTGCATCATCAGACACAGTCGTTATGTCTAATTTACCACCAGCTCCAACAGCCATCCAAGCGTACTCCGTAGCATCAGCGGAGTTTTCCATGTATATGTCATAGTTTGTATCAGCTCCACCAACATTAGTATAAAGACCGTAAGCTGATGTTGCTCCTGAACCAGCGTTAGCATAATTGTTAAATACAGATACTCCGTAGTTATGAACAGTACCAACATTATTAACGGAATCATCTAAATCAACTTTTAAACCATGTACAGTTGCTGTTTTTCCAGAAGCTGTAATTCCATCTTTGTTAAGGTCTACATGAATCCCGCTAAAATCACTAGTACCAACACCATCAAAATCAGCATCTACCATTAAACTTTGACTATCGTTTCCATCTGGTGATGCATGATTTGAAACAATATTTAAAGCAGTGGATGTTGTTAAAGAAGGTGCTGAAATAGCCATAGCTGGAATTGTAGTATTAGCAGCTGAAACGTGTAAAGCAAATTGGTCAACATCATCATTATCTATTAATAGTGCTGCTGCGCCTGATGCTGCTGCATTTTCTATCTCAACCCCTGCGCCAGTAGTCTTAATTAATCCAACTGATTCTATATTTGTTAAAGCTGCTGAATCTAAAGTTATATTACCGTCTGCAACCATGGTAAGATGTGCAGCTGTAGCCGCAGTATCTACCGTTGTAAGTGATGTTGCTCCATTAGCACCAGAAACCATTGTAAAGGTATCATCAGTAGTTGGCGTAAAAACTAATCCTGCTGCAGTTGATAGTGATCCCGTAGCACCTGAAACAGATGTTAGTAAAACCGCAGTAACATCGCTAACTATACCAGCGTCTACAATTATCGTACTGTCTAAAAGAATATTATTACCAGCAGCTGGTTCTAGTTTAATCTGTCCAGCTGAGTCTAATGTAATATCGCCATCAGCTTGCAATTTAATGTTAGCAGCTGTACCCGCAGAGTCAATAGTATAAAACGTAGCCTCTCCATTGTTTCCAATTCCTACACCCATATAATCATCTGCATTACCAGCTTTCCTGAATTCAAAAATACCTAAACCAGCTTCGGCAGTTACTGCAGTGGCAGCCTCAACTTTTACAATCCCCGCAGAATCTAAAGTTATATTCCCATCAGCGGCTATTTCAAAGTGAGCTGCTGTAGCATCATCATCAGTAGTTGTCAGTGTTGTCGCCCCGTGAGTTGTAGTGGCTATAGTGAATTTATCACCAGTATCAGTAATGTCTTCAATAGTAATTAATGGGCCATCTATAAATACAGACGTATCAATAACCACATTGTTACCGGCAACTGGCTCTAACTTGATCTGACCAGCAGAATCTAATGTTATATTACCATCAGCCGCTATTTCAAAGTGAGCAGCTGCACC